AAAACGAAATGTCTCTCCCCGAGGCGTATAGGGGCAGGTCAGAGGGCCTGTTTTGAAACCGGCCACTTAGCGTGGCGGTTCAACCACAAGTTGCCTTTCACATAAAGGCTGCATAAACCAGAGTCAAGCGGGGTGCCGTGTCCAATCTCAAGACCGCCCAGAGTGGCGATAGACGTCGAGCCCTTGAAGTGTTGCGGGACACTCTCGCCGCCGGACTCGACGCCGTCGACCCCAACGTGCTGCCCCAGTTGGCGGCTCAATACCGGGCGACGCTCGCCGACATCGAAGCCCTGCCGAGGGTCACTGCCGTCATCCCCAAGAAGGATGAACTGAGGGAGCGCCGTAATGCCAGAAGGCGCAACACCGGTAAGAACGGGGGCACAACGCCCCCGACTCCAATCCCTACCGGCAGCACAGGTCGGTAGCGCCGGCCCCGACGTCGTCGAGTTCGCCCGCTCGTTGGGCTACGTTCTGGACGATTGGCAGGAATGGTGCCTCTACGGCATCTTCGCCGAGGATGCCGACGACCGCCTATGCGCGTCGATGGCGTTGGTCTTGATGCCCCGGCAGAACGGCAAGAATGTCCTGCTGGAGATCGCAGAGCTGTACGCCTTCTTCGTCCTCGACTGGCCGATCATTCTGCACACCGCCCACCGGCAGGACACGTCCGCCGACCACATGTCGCGCCTGGTGACCGTCATCCGTGAGAACCCGTCCCTGGATGAGATCACCGAAGTGTTCTTCGCCAACGGCAAGGAGCGGATTGCCCGCACCGATACCGGTGCGTCGATCCGGTTCGTCACCCGATCCAAGAAGATCGGTCGTGGTCGTTCCCCGCGCATGATCGTGTTCGACGAAGCCCTGTACCTACAGGACGAACACCTACAGGCGCTGTTGCCGTCGATGTCGGCGCAGACGTTGGGCGACGATGCCCCGATGATGATCTACACGTCGAGCGCCCCGGTTCTCGAATCCGCCGTCCTCCACCGGGTACGTGCGGCCTGTGAGGCCGGGACGATCACCGAAGCGTTCTACGCCGAGTGGGGTTGCGCCGAGGGGGTCGACCCCGAGGACCGCAACGCCTGGTACATGTCAAACCCCGGACTCGGTGTCCGCATTTCTGAGCAGTGGGTTGCCGAAACGGAACTGGCAATCATGTCACCCGAGGCATTCCTCATCGAGCGGCTCGGAGTGGTGATTCCACCATCGGCGGAGGGTGCTCCCCCCGTCATCGACGCCACCGCCTGGCAGGCAACGGCCGTCAACTCATCCGGCGAACCCGGCGACGGGGAATTGATTGTTGCGGTCGACGTGTCTCCTGGTTCCGAGTGGGCATCGGTCGCTATCGGCTTCGGGGACCGCAAGTCCCCGTATGTCGAGGTGATCCGCCACGAGAAGGGTGTTGGTTGGGTTCCCGAATATCTGGTGGGTTTGGTGCAGCGTCGTAATCCACGGATGGTGGCACTCGACGGCGGCGGCCCAGCGGGTGCGCTCGTGGGCCCGCTGTTGGCAGCGTTCCGTGAGGCCGGCATATCGTCCGACCTCATCGAGCAGATGACAACGGCAGCGATGAAACAGGCGTGCTCGGGGTTCCTGGCCGACGTGGTCGAGGGTCGGCTACGTCACCCGGCCGAAGGTCAGGGTGCGCTCGATGATGCTGTCGGTGTTGCCACAGACCGCCGTGTCGGTGATGCCTGGCTGTTCGAGCGCCGGTACTCGTCGACGCCGATTTCGCCGCTGATTGCTGCGGTGGTTGCCCGGTCGCTGTTGGTGCCCGGTGATGCTGTGTTTGCCGGTGGGGTATTCGTGTTGGCTGATTTTCTGGAGGACGGTGACTGATGTTTGCAACTGTTCTTCAGGTGGCGGGTTTGGTTTTGCTGACCGTTGGGGCGACCGTGCTCGGCGGTCCTGGCGGTCTGCTGATCGGTTTGGGTGTGAGTGCCGGCTATATCGGTGTTGCCGCTGATCGTGACGGCCGGTGATGCTGTCGCGCCTATTCGCCAAGCCCGACGAGGAGCGGACGATCGCTTCGACTGCGTGGGGTTCGTGGGGTGATGACACAGGTGGCACATGGTCCGGCACGAAGGTCACTCCCGAATCGTCGCTACAACTCCTGACGGTTTACGGGTGCGTCCGCATGATCGTCGACGCCATCTCGACCATGCCGGTCGACGTGTTCCGTAAGGACTCAAGCGGTAACAAGTTGGAAGTCGATCGACCGCCGTGGTTGGCGAATCCAACCCCGGCGTTGAGATGGACGCAGTGGAGCGGTCAAGTGTTGACGTCGCTGCTGTTGCATGGCAACGCCTACGTGTTGGTGCAGCGGTCGGGGTCGAAGATCGTCGAACTTCCGGTACTGGATCCGATGTCGGTGATGGTTCGCCGCAACGGCGGTCGTAAAGAGTTTGTTGTCAACGGCCAGGTGCTGCCCGCCGAGATCATGCACCTGTCTGGTTTGATGTTGCCCGGTTCGGATGTCGGGTTGTCGCCGGTCGAATACGCCCGCCAGTCGATCGGCCTGGGGTTGTCGGCGGTCGAGTTCGGTTCCCGCTTCTTCGACTCCGAAGGCAACATGCCTGGTGTCATCGAGATCCCGACCAAGGCGCAGCCCGAGTACATGCAAGCCATGGCCCGGTCGTGGCGCCGGAACCGGTCACGGTCGAATCGTGGTATGCCTGGCGTGCTGTCCGAAGGTGCGACGTGGAAGCCGACCGGCGTCACCAACGAGCAGGCGCAGTTCCTTGCCACCCGCCAATTCACGGCCAGCGAGATCGCCGGCCAGATGTTCCTGCTCGACCCGTCCGACCTGGGCATTGCCGTCACCGGCACATCGTTGACCTATTCCAACCTGGAGCAGCGCAACGCCCGCCGCCTCCAGGTGACGTTCCTGCCGTGGATCATCCGTATCGAGCAGGCCGTTTCGGCGCTGCTGGCGCAGCCGGGGTTCATCAAGTTGAACGTCGACAGTCTATTGCGGGGCGACTCTGCCGCAAGGTGGGCGACCTACGAGGCGGCTGCCCGTATCAACCTGGCAGCCGCCCAGATCGGGCAGCCCCCGGTGTTACTGACGGCCGAGATGCGCGAGTTCGAGGACTTGGACATGGTCGACGCTGCACTGTCGGCATCGCCCTCGTTGAGTGTGAGCGAGCAAGCGTTGATGTTGCAGAAACTGTACCTGTCGGTCGGTGTCATTCTCACAACGGACGAGGCGCGTGATATGGCCCGGATTGCCGGTGTCGACTTGCCCGCCGATTACAGCCCCGACGAGCTCGGGCAACGTCCAATTAAACCATGATTCGGAGGCGCTAATGAGCGTTGCAGATGTTGCAGATCGCACCTTGGTGCGTCAAGTGGTCAGATCGTACGACTTCTCGTCGTTCGAGTTCCGTGACGATGGCCCGACCGGGTTTACGTTCGAGGGCGTCGCCAGCGTGGTCGACACCCCGTATCAGGTTCGGGATCAGTGGGGGACGTTCACCGAGACGATTCGTGCCGGTTCCTTCGCCAAGACTTTGAAGGATTCCAAGGCCGACGTCGGGCTGTTCGTGAACCACGACACCCGTGCGCTACCGCTGGCGACCCGCTCGTCAGGGAACCTACGCCTCGCCGCCGACCCGCATCTCCGTGTTGCTGCCGACCTCAACCCGCTCCGCCCGTCGGTGATGGAGGCTCGTCATGCCGTCGCCGACGGTCAGGCGCGTCAGATGTCGATCGGCTTTCAGGTTCCCAAGGACGCCCGCAAGGACGTCTGGAACGCCGACTACAGCGAGCGGACCATCCACGAAGTGATACTGCATGAAACGTCGATCGTATGGCAGGGAGCGTCCCCGACGACTTCCGGGGCCATGCGCTCGTTTGATGAATTCATGGATGATCTCGTCAATCTTGACATGACCGAGGACGAACTGCGGCGTGCGATCGCCACGTTCGAGTCCCGGCTCCCCGAGCTCCCTGCCGAAGTGGACAACCCGTTCGCAGAGCGTGACCGCATTGAGCGTGAACGCCTCGACCGCAAGATCGCAGATCGGCCGGCGGTCCCCGCCTTCTGATCCGCAACCTGTCTTTCGACACGAAAGCCGCAAGCCGCGCGAGCACTTGCACTTCCCCGGCCCGATTGACAACCAACCAAACACATAACCCCGAAAGGATGTGAGACCATGGACATTCGAGCCCATGTAATCGCGCTCAACGAGGACCGTGTTCGTGTTGTCGAGCAGCTTCGTGCTGAACTTGATGCCACCACCGGCCGTGAGCGCAACCAGGAAGAGGCGACCAAGATCGCCCGAATGGACGCACGCATCGACGAGATCGACGCAGAGGTGCGCGACTTCGTGACCCGTGAGGTTCGCGAGCAAGAAGCCGCCAAACTGCGTGAGCAGACCATGAGCGTCTTCGGTGAGCCGGCAGTACAGCGGGCAGAGATGAACGCAGACCAGTATCTCCGGGCATGGGCGAGCGGTTCCGTTCGCACCGGTCTTGAGA